AACTCTCCGTGTTTCATCACGAATTAGTTTTTCAATACTAGCAAAGGTCATTTTATCTCCATTAAATGTTTTCTGAATCGAGTTTTCTCTGTCTTCTTACAGCAGCATTTCTTTTTTCAGATTTTCTTTTTGATGGTTTAATATATTCCATGCGGTTTTTATATTCTTCAAGAATACCGGCTTCCTTTACCTTACGTTTAAATACCTTAATCATTGTATCTACATTCATTCCACCTGCCTTAACTTTAACATGAGCAGGTTTTGAACTGGTATAAACTCTGTCTGACATAACCATTTTTTCCTTTATTTTTTTATTTCGTAAAATGTTCCGAGTTGTTTACCTATGTTCTCGTAGATAGACTCCAGGGTTCTTTGTAATTTAACAATTTTTTCCGATATTTTTTGAAATTCATTTACAGATTCTCTCAATCTTTTTGAGTTTCTTCTATGTGATACACCTTCAAACCAATCGCCAGACTCCTCAACCATGTTTTTACTTGCAAATTCAACAAGTCTTTTTATTTCAGAAACTATTTCTGGTAGTGCCTTTGAACGATGAACTACCTCTCTGTATTGATTGTATTTTGAAATTGCCTCAATATATTGTTGTTTTTGTTCAGATGTAAGAACTTTTGTACTAAATTTTTCGTTCATTACTTCTTGAACAGCATCCGAAACAAGTTTATTTATTTCTTCTCTTGTCATTGATGTTTTTGTTTCACCAACTTTTTTAGGAAGACCTTTATGTGATGTTCTAGCATATTTTTCTAATTCTTTTTCAGACATTGATGACGCCAAATCCTTTACAGATTTACTAACATCACTTGAAGCAACTTTACCTCTTTTGTAAGAGAGTGCAAGTCCCATTAACTTCTGTTGCTGTTGTGATAATGCCGGCATCGTTATCTTCCATCAAATATACATTCACAAACATTACCAATTTCACAAATAATGTTTGTTATATTATTGTGGATGCGATTTATTTTAGGATCTATTTTTGCAATTGTTGAAGTTGATATACCTTCTGTAATCAATTCTTCATGTAAACCTTCTTTCATTCCTTGTGGATACATAAATGCACCATGAGTTGATGGGTTTGAAACAAAATCCCAACCAATCAATTCAAAATCATCTTGAACTTCAACTGTGCTTTCACTTATTTCTTCAACAGAACCTAAACCTCTTGATGATATTCCAAGACGAATACCCGCATCAAGAAGTTGTTTTAGGATATTTCCGGATGGTGTTGGTAGTATCTCAACTGTTCCAACTACATCATTACCTTTCCAATCTACACCGAGAACATTATGTGAAACATTACGAAGATTGATAACCGATGAATCTGGATGATCAAGTTCACCGAGCGCACGATTTTCTTTTATTTGATTTTCGGTATACTTCTTAACTTCACGCATTAAAATCTTTTTAGGATATACTCTACCATTTTGATTTTTTACTTCAGCTCTTTGTAAAACACCCGAAACTATAACTTTACCGTCATTTTTCTTTTCAGATTCGGTAATCATTTTTGGATTTACATTAAAAAGTATGGTGTCTACGAGTAGTTCTTTCATTTTTATGCACCTAATTCGTTAATCTTTTTTGTAATTCTATTTATTCTTTCGGATATTTTTCTCAATCTAGTCATTGATTCACCCCAAAGAGTTCTTTGATCAACATTCATTTCTGTTTTTAATCTCAATGCATGTTCAACAACTCTTTCTACTTCGTAGATTGTTCTATTTATATTCTTAATTGAATCATTTATTTTTCTGTTTGAACTTCTTGTTTCATCCGTTCTAAAATCTTTATATGTTCCTTCCGAAATTAAACCCATTGCCTGTTTGTAGGTTGATTCATAATTTTTCTTTTTTGTTTTAGGAACAAGTTTATATCCATAAACTTCTGCAGTTTCTTTGTTGTGTTCTTCAAAATCTTCTTCACTCTTAGCAAAAGCATTTGGCGTTTGGTATCCGGGAACACCAGCAGTTGTGCTCATTTCATCTAATGATAATTCTTCTGCAAACTGACGGTATTCTTCTGATTCTTTTAATTTTTTTATGAAAGACTCTACATTCATATATTACCTAATCATTTGATTACGAATTAAAACATATACGGTTCCACTATCCACCGTTACACTCTGTAATGATAATTCGTGTATAACTGCAGCAGTGCTGGCCATAGCAGAAAGTGGAATGGTCCCACCTAAAGACAATGATGCAGTTCCCGTAGTTCCATTTGGTACAATTATACCACCTGCACCAAAATTAGAGGAAGTAAAAGTTGTAGTTCCGGTTTCACAAGTTATTGATTGAAAGAATTTTCCAGGATGCCCCTTTCTTTCAAATTCACTTGCCTGTGAAGCAGGAAAATTATATGGGTGTATTTGATTAACTGCCATTATTTACTCCATGATAAATCGTCTATTAAACTGTAATAACGAAGTAGAGCAGAGATATGATTTTCTTCTACTTTCTTTATCGTTTCATATTCATCCAAAAGTCCTGCAACTTCTTGTAATTTTATTTTTAGAGATTTGTCTTTTACCCTATGCATATTTTTTGTAAACAATCTTTTTATAGTTACCGCTTCTGTTTGAACAAGAGACTTTAAGTTATTTGTATTACTAACATTTTCTATGTATTCTCGTAATAATACCTTTTGTGATTCCGTTAAATTACTATATTTTGCATTAAATTTTTCAACAAGATACTTGTAAGCCATCAAACGAACTTCTTTTGGTTCCTGTGCAATAGCAACATCTTCGGTTATTACGGATGTATTTTGTTTTGATGTTATACTTTCAAGTATGGTTATACGAGACTTTGTAATTTCAACTGGATTATCCAATTCATTATATTCAAAAACTTTGTATACGGAAGCAAGAAGTTTGTAATTTTGAACTTTTGTTTGAAAAAATGTATCAATATCAAAGTTTTCTTTGATTGATTTTATCAATTCATACTTTTCGTTCTGTAATTTATGTTTGTTTAATCCACGTCTTGCTTTCAATACTGCCTCTATTAACATATTTGCCTTTGTGTCTGACTTTAATTTTTCATCACAAAGGGTTTTATACAATTTATATTCTTTAATAAGTTCTGTGTTCTTATTAAAGAATTTTTTGAGAATCTGAATGGCAACAGATTCGTTGGAGGAAATGATGTCTGATGTTATTTGACGAGTCAATAACTCAAACAGCATTGCAGTATTTTTGAATTTAGAATGTTTAATTTTCTTCATTGTTCCTTATACCTGTTTATGTGCACTTTCATAGAATAAATATAGGCAATTTTACAATTCATCTAATAAATTGTTCTCATTCAACAAATTTGATTCATTTTCGTGTTTAATAGTCGGTTTAAGACTTTCCGATATTATTTTTTTTGTTTTAATCTTTATACCGGACATACTATCTATCAATTTACCTATATCACGGTTTTCAAGTGATAACGGTGAATTTCCTTTGTAATTTACTTTTGGTGAATTATTAACCTTCAATGTATTACCAATATCTTTCTTTCCGATTGGATCCCTGCCAAATGGACTGTTATCTGTTCCATAACTTAAATTCTTAGCAGGTCTACCAGCTCCAGGCCAACCACCTTCTGGAACTTCATTATCGGTTATCATTTTACTACCACCACGAATTTGCATACTTGCAATATCATGTGGTGTTCCAAATGACTCCTTTGTTACTGCTGGATCATTTCCTTCATTTTCAATTTGTTTTTGACGGAACATATGTTTAATATCTTCAAGAACTTCATTCTTTTCAAATTCTGCTTCGTCTTCTGAAAGGTTAAATATGTTTGAATAAATATATTTCAATGAAAATAGTTTCTTTTCTATCAGTGTTCCCGCCAAGTCCACTTTTTCTTTCATAAGAGCAACTTTTTCTTGTTCATATATGATAGAAGGTCCTGTTAATCCCAATTCAAAGTTTACCAAATCTGCATTTTCATATCCCTGTGAATATAGATGAACAATAGCAATCTTTGTCAATTCAGAAATCACAATTCTCTGTACTCTTTCTATTGTTCTAGCAAAACGAATATCAAGAGCGGCAAGTGTTGCCTTTCCTTCTATACTTTCATCATAGCCCAAATACGGTTTTGGAACTTTTAGGGCAGCAAATATTTTACTTTTAAGATATTCAATATCTTCAATTGCTTGATATTGTAAACCTGCAAGTGTTTCAATTTGTGTACCAGATTGTCCACCACGAACAGGAAGATAAAAGTCTTCCAAAAGATTTTGCATATTAAAACGGAGATTGTAGTCACCAGTCTGTTCATTGATAACGGGAGTCTTCTTCATTCTATTCATAAGGTTATTCATGTATTGGTCTACTTCAGCCGGTGGTATATTACCAATATCAACTTTGAAAATACGTTTTTCAGGAGCACGCATAATACGATGTATCAACATCGCATCTTCCATTAAAACTAGTTGTTTGTAAAGTTTACGAGCACCTTCTAAAATTGATTTACCATAAGGAAGATAATTAGTATCACCTAATAATCTAAAATGTGCCATTTCATAATTTTGAAATTCACCTCTACCAAGAGGACCTTCGTATACAAATTTTGTCATATAGATATGTTCCGGATCAGTTCCTTCTTCTCTTTGAACTTCATATGGTGAAAACGGAACAACATTTGTAACACCCAATTCTTCCTTTACATCCATATACAAATAAAAATCACCGTATTTACAAAGATTACGAATCCATGGCCAAAGATTATATTCTATATTAAGAACATCATAAAAAAGATTACGAAGAATTTTACGTATATTGTCATTGTCAGTTTTGATAGTTAAAACATCACCTTGATTATTTTTGAGTGTGCTTTCATCTGCATATATGTCAAGTGCAGATGATATTATGGCATCTGTGTCCATTGATTCATAATCAGTATAAAGATCTATTTTTGTTGCTGCGAATGAATTGTATTGATTGTATACTGATATTGGTGTTCCCTTTGTTCCATGTAATCTGCCATATCTATCAATAACTTTTGATGTGTGTGGGTTTCCATCACCTTGATAGCGAGCAGTATCAACAACTTTTAATTTTTTACCACCAACATTACGAACAACAACATTAGTAGAAAAAAGTGTTTTTAGTCTATCAAACAATGATTTATTTTGTGCCATTTGTCACCTATTTTATGTAATATAAACTTAATATAAATATGTAGGAAAAAATACAAACTCTATTTTATTAACCAAGTAAGGTCTTCATTTTGACCATTGACTGTCATATTCCAACCATGTAGGTCATCTCCATATTGATATGAAGGTTTTAGTGGTGTTGTTGATTTCCCCATATAATCCAAACTCATTCGTGTCTTCATCAGTCCTTCTTGACGAAGTTTTAGAGCAGTATCTCTAACCCAAAGTCCTATTGCAAATGACATAACCAAGTCATCATTATATCCTGTTTGTGCCTCTGCCTTTGCACCATTCCAAACAAACACATATAGTTCTTGTGTTAATCTTGAAGACTTTATTATTGGTAATCTTTCACGAAAATATGTTTCCAATTTTGAAATCAAAAGTGGTCTTGTTTTAGCACTTGTAGTAAATCCAGGAATCATTTGTGCCTTGTCTTTTAAGTCATAACCCTTTGGAATATGAACGGATGGATCAGTATACCCATCTTCACGGTATGTATAATAAAGATTTGGATAACCTCTATCAATAATCTGTTGAATTGCTGCCCACCCAATGTTAGCATTTTCAACTACAAGAAGAGCATCGTTATATTCTGTTGCAACTGATACTAACATATTACCATAAGTTTTTGTATCGAGTTTACCTTTGTATTCTGCAACTTGTTCCATATTTTCTACATCAATCACATGGAATGCTGAATTATCATTTCCGTCACCACGAGCAACGTCAGCAATAACCATATATGTTTTATTTGGTTCTGGATAATCCCAAATCCAATAAGCATCCTCTGCACCACGCCGTTCTTTTGGTTCACACACATAAGTTTGTTCATACCATTGGACAAGTTCACCATCAATTACGGAACGACCAGATGTAAGAAAATTTCCATCACACTCTTGTTTTGCCATATTAGGACCCAATAGTTTGTCTTGTTCATCGCGCCATTTTTGGTCACGGTCTGGATGAACTTGCCATAATAATTCTATTGGATTAAATGCACTTTCTTTGTTTATTGCATTTACCCATTGTTTATGATAAAAATTACCAACACCATTTGGAGTAGAGTTGATTATTGCAGTACCACCGGTTGCAAGTGTTTGTTGTGCAGATGCCCATATTCTATCTATATCATCAATAAAGGCGGCCTCGTCTATGATAAGAAGTGAAAGTGCTTCAGAACGAGCAGAGTCAGCTGCAGCAGAAACGGCTTTAATTTGTGAACCGTTCTTAAATCGGAGTGAAAGTTTATTATCTTCTTGAACACCAGTCTTTAACCAACTTGGCATATTATCATACATAACACGAACTTTTGTAACCAAGTTTTTAGCAGTTTCTTGTTTTGTAGCAATAACAAGAATGTTTTTATCTTGATTGAATAACATCAACCAAAGTGAATATCCAGCAATAACTGTGGATATACCTAACTGACGAGACTTTAATACAATGTTCCACCGGTTAGTGTTAAATTCTTTGAGGACATCTTCCTGAAATGGATATAGGTCGAATAATATCTTGCCACGGGTTGGATGTTGAATTTTAGCATAACGCTTCATAAAGTATACCGGATTAGCGGCACACTTTGCGTATTCTTCTTTGATAATATCTTTTAGATTCTTACTCATTGAACTGCAAATACTATCCCAAGAGTAGTTCCAACACCAGTAAAGAACCAAAGTAATTTATTATCATACCATTTTGGTTGGAGTTCATCAATAATTTTTTCCAATTCTACACTTCTTTTTTTACAAGCATCAATAGCTTGGTCACGATTTTTTAATTGTTGGTGATATAAGTCAAAACGAGTTTGGTGAAATTCTATTAAAGTATCTTGAGCATTTACAACTGCGGTTAGATATTCAACTGAATCACGAATTAGTTGAATACGATTTGCCATCTTCACCACATCGGTTTTCTTAAAACATATAACAGAGTCATTTTCAACTGCAAACACAGTTGTTACTGAAAATAATAGGGCAATTAAATACTTCATAGATTAGTCTTTCAAAAAGTTGATAATATACTTTGTGGCTTCATCAGGATTTTTTATTTCTTTATCACGATAAACATAGAATTTTTTTCGTATGATAAGAATACTGTCCTTACGAACTTTAATTAGTGAGTCTAATTCATCAGCTCTTTTTTTCAAATTAGTATAATCAAACTCATATTTGTTTATTAAAGCGTCTAAACTATCTTTTGTTTTTGTTGATGTCTTTATCTGTTCTTTTGAACGATTATTGTCATAAACTAAATAAACAAAAAGTATTGCAAAAACTCCAATGACAAACATTTTCACATATTTGCCAATTTTTTCTTCCAAAACACCATTCATAATTAACCTTTTGTATAAGTTGAAACCATTTTTGCCTTACCACGACCGGTTGTACCGTGTTTTCTTTTTCGTGATACTGCACTTCTTTTTTGTTTTTTTGACATTGAAGCGGCTTTTGATGCAGGAACACATTTGGGATATGCTCTTTTACCACCTTTTCTTGCCTTACTACCAGCAGAGGCGCCGCATGGTGGATGGCCACCACTTTTTTTATTACGAGAAATATCAACCCATTTTTCTCTAAACCAACCAGTAAGACCACCACTGGGTTTTTTTCCTTCGATGATTACTGATCGTAGATATTTGTTTATTATTTCTCTTACTATATTTTCTGTGCATTTATTCATATAGATAAATATGTAGTATTATGTTATTTTAACTGATCCATATTTTACATATCCAGTTATATTGTCTAATTCAAGATTTTTTTGTTCAATCATATAATCGAATATGTAAAATAATCTATTTCTATCTTGTCCTTTTAAGTTTCCAATCTCTGGTATCAATTTTTTATTAAACGTACTATCATATTTTATTTGGTTAGGTACAGGTCTTTGGAAGTCACTTAAAGCAAATCTTATTATAGAATCTGCATTATATTTTCCATCAACACTACGAACTATATTAGATAATCTTAACTTTACTCTATAATCAGAAACTCCTTTTGTATCGAACCCACCCATACCTTTATCAGAACCAGAAGTTCCAGATGTTCCACCAGTTCCAGATGTTCCACCAGTTCCAGATGTTCA